CGGCATCAACATCTATTACAGAACCTGCTGCTGCATTACCATCAAGATGTATAGCAGTTCCACTTTCGTGGTCGCCTTTAATAACTACTTTTGCGTTGTTAGCCTCTGCTTCTAAAGTAAGGTCTCCAGCGGCTGTTACTATGGTTGAAGCTGCTCCAAAATCAATAGCTCCTGCTCCACTCGTGTCTATATTAATCGTATCGTTATCAATATCAATCGTTCCATCAATATCAACCACACCATCTATTTCAACACGACCACTGAATAATGCATTTGAAGCTGTAACGTTTCCACCTACTTGTATGTCTGCTGCATGTGAACCACTTATTAGATTAGCATTTATAGTTGCTAAAGGAACACTATTATCTGTAAGAGTAAAATCACCTCCGTCAGCATCGATATTGACATCACCTGCTACGTTTAATGTTAAATCTCCACTTGATAATGCTATCTCTGTTCCATCTATATTGAAATTATCAATATCTACACCACCATCAAATGTAGCTGAAGGTGCTTCGAAAGCTACACTAGATGTAATTTTTGTACCTGAATGTACGTATCTAAAATTAGCTGTAGTACCATCGTCACCAAAGTTTAATCCTGCTCCGTCTAAATCAGCACTAGCTGTACTACCACTGGCAACCGTTATCGTTGAGGATGAAACAACTAACTCTGCGTTAGAAGCAGCTGTCTGTTCACCTTGAACCGTTAAGTCTCCAGGAATAGTTACGTTATTACCATCAAATGTAATACCCTCAACTAATACAGCTGCATTTGTTGAAGTGATTTGTAAATTGTTTGTACCATGGTCACCTGTAATGTTTCCGTCTACCGTTATATTACCATCCACATCAATACCTGAATCAGCTTCTACTGAACCATCGAATCTCACATAACCATCAAACTCAACATCAGGGTCGGATGTCGAACCACCAGTTCTACTAAATAAAGTGTCTTGATTAGTATCAATAGCTATTACATCAGTACCACCCTCTTGTACCTTGACACCTGTACCACCATCAATCACAAGTTCTCCATCTGAAGAAATTTCTCTAACGGCGTCAACACCTAATTTGATTGTATCATTAGCTATATTTATTTTTCCAAATGAACCTATTGAAGTTGAAGAACCACTATATCCTCCAGCTGAGTCTATTGTGAGTTTTGAACCAGTGATTAAATTTGACCCGTGAGGGTTAACTACAAAACTACCTGTTATCTCAACTGAACCTGTAAATTGATGTGAATCATTTATTGTATCACCGAATATTGTTGAACCCTCACTAAATGATTGTGTCATATGCGTTACAGAAGAACTCACAATGTAATTTTCAGCTATGACGTTTCCTTCAGTTCTAATATCTCCTGAAGCATTTATCGTAGTGAATGTAGCTGCTGCGGCTGATTCACCTCCTATCACCGTTCCATCAATTTCACCATTGTTTATATAAGCTGTAACTGGGTCATCATCTGTACCCAACTGATTAGCACTTATTGTTCCTCCAACAGAAATTGTTGCTGCTGATGAACCACTTAATGTTGCAAAATCTTTAATCGTTGTACCATCAATGTTGATACTATCGATTTGAGCTTCTGTGATTGCTGAGTTGGTTCCTAAAGTTACTCCGTCTATAGCTCCACTATCAATATCTATGTTTGTGATATTCTGATTGTCAGCGTCTAATGCTCCAGCTAATTGTGAGATAGTTACTGAACCAATTGTACCTCCGTTTATCTTATCACCACTTATCTGGTCATTAGCTAATGTGAGTGTACCTCCACTTACGTCAAGTGTTTTACCAGAACCGACCGTTACGTCTGTTCCGTCTATTGTACCACTATCAATATCAATATTTGTAATGTTTTGATTATTAGCATCTAAAGCTGCTGCTAATGAAGTAATTGATGCATTTGTAATTGTTGCATTACCAAATGTCAAAGTTCCTGTACTCGAACCACTAATATCTGCACTAGAGGTAATATCTGCTGTAAATTCTGATATACCATCAAACTTTGTATATCCATCAAACTCAACATCAGGGTCTGAAGATGAACCTCCTGTACGACTAAACAATACATCTTGATTAGTATCAATAGCTATGATATCAGTGCCATCTTCTTGAATTGTAACACCAGTGCCACCATCTATTGTGATAGCTCCTGTTGAATCAATTTCTCCGTCAGCTGTAACTCCTACTTTAATATCTCCTAAAGTACCTCCACCTGCTGTAACGTTTCCTCCTACTGAAATTGTAGCAGCTGATGAACCACTTAATGTTGCAAAATCTTTTATTGTACTACCATTTATATTTATATCGTCTATTTGTGCTTCAGTTACAGCTGAGTTAGTACCTAAAGTAACAGCATCTATAGCTCCACTATCAATATTTACGTTAGTCATATTCTCATCTGAGAAATCAATAGCTCCTGCGGCTTCGAATGCTCCAATCTTTGTAGCTGTTAGAGTATCACCACTAAATGTTAAATCTGAATCATCGGTTAATTGTCCATTAGTTGTAGCGAATGTTACTCTACCACTTGTCAATCCATCAGCAGTGATTGTTGCTGCTCTCAAATCGTGAGAACCGATATCTAAATTACCACCAGCTGTCAATGAAGTGATGTTATCAATAGTACCTCCATCAACATCTATTGACGTGAAGGCTCCAGTTGAACCACTTATAGCTGAACCTGTGATAGCTCCACTTACTGATAATGCGTCTTGTAGAGTTACAACACCTTGAATGTTACCTGTACCATCAATATCTAAATTACCTGTTGCTGATAAATTACCACTAGCACTTATATGAGTTGAACCAGTAATAGCTCCTGTTACACTAACACCATCTGTACTTGTTATGTTGACAGCTTCTGTATCACCATCACCTCCTATTGTTAATGATGTACCATCTATCGTGATTGCGCCTCCAGCGTCAACATCAACCGTACTTGAAGGTGTAAGACTAAATGATGTTATACCTGTTTCTGATACAGCTCCTGCTCCATCAAACTCCCAAGTACCTGTATCATCACCGAATGATGCTCCTCCATTTCCTTTAGCACTCAATGTTGTAGTGGCTTCAATAATTGTTGTTGTAGTACTATTTATGGCAACGGTTGTAGCACTATCAATATCTACTGGTCCTCCACTAGCTGAAATTGAACCACTTAAAAATAAATCATTCCATCTTTGAGTTTCACTTCCTAGATTAAAACTATCACTTGCATTAGGTATCAAATCTGAAGTTAAATCTGCTGTAATTTCTATTGAATCAGTATTAGCGTCACCTAAAGTAAGATTACCTCCAATGAAAGCATCTCCTGTAACGTGTAATTTTGAACCACTGATTGTGGAACCACTTACTTCTGCTCCTCCAAAGTCAAAACCATCTTCTGTAGCCGCTAATGTTTGTATAACACTATCATTAGCAGGATTGACAAAGTTTAATGAACTTGTCGAGACAAATATTTCTTTCCAAGGTCTTGCTGCTGTACCTAAGTCGTGGGACTCTTTAGCGTCTGGAATCAATGAACCACTTATGAGTCCAAAACTTCCTGTTGAAAAATTTCCTTGCGCCCACCGTTTATCTGGTTTACCTAACTTTCCTTCGTTAGTAATTCTGGGGACTATATTTTTTGTTGCCATTTTATTTCCTAATTAAAATACGATTAAATCTTCAGCTTCGTGGTCACCAGTTACAGGGTCTAATGATAAATCACCTACCTCACCTGCACTTTTAAAATAATTACTTGCTTTAAACGTAATATCTTGACCATTATCTAATAACTCAAAATGAGGGTCTTCTATGGGAAAAAATCTATCCGTAGGTGTCAAATCATTATCATCATTAAATTCAAACAATGATATAGGTTTAAACCTCGGGTCTTGTCCAATGTATCCCATTAATATCTCCTATTAAGTAATTTCTAATATAGAAGCTATAGCTTCTGTACTTCCTGACACATTTGGTTGTACCACTATTGAATCTGAAGCTTCTAAATTTAAAGGTTTATCTAATACAAAAGTTCCCCCTGGTAATATTGGAGCATTTGTTATTATACTCGAAGTTGTTGCAGCTGAAACATCATATAACTTTAAGTCAGCTTGTATTGTTTCGTCACCAACATTTGATATAAATACTGCGTGAGCGATAGCTGTCGTGGCTGCCGGTGTTGTGTATAAATAATTATCTACATCCTTTGAAGCTGCTACTACCGTGGCATTTTTAAATGTATTAGCCATTAAAATTTCCTAAACTTTATCATATATAAATATACATTTTTCATAAATCTTATCCTCCTAATGCTAACGCAAAAGCTATAGCATTCGGGTCTTCCTCGTTGAGATTTGTTATTTCAGAACCATCACCTATCAATTTTCCGAATGAACCTGTTGATACTGAAGAACCACTCACTAGGTGTAAATTTGTCAAATCGTTCTTCAATATTAAAGCATTACTTCCCATTCCAGGGTGTTGAGAACAATAATAATATAAATGATTCGGAGTATCTTTATCTACTCTTAACTCAATGAATGAATTAGCTGAACCAGGGTCTGCTGAACTTGAATATACTCCTGTTGTGTATTCACTTCCTCCTCCATGTGTTCCATTTTCAGTTTGACTAAATTTAAATGGGTGACCATCAACTGAACTATCTGATAAATCAAATCTATAAGATTTACCTTCATCTAAACTAAAATTAGGAGTAACTTCACCTTCAAAAACGTATCTATTACCACTACCAGGGTCTATTACTGATACATAAATTTCTTCAGTCAAATCACCAGCTACGACTTTTCCTAGTGATGCTGTTGCTTCGACTGATAAATCACCACTAGCAGTAATATTTGTACTCGATACTGATTCTATGTAACCGAACTGATACCTTTTACTATTTGTACCTAAATCATACGTAACATCAGCATTCGGAATCAAACTAGAACTTAAATCTGCAGATATTGCTATTGAATCTGTATCTGCGTCACCAATCGTAATATTACCACCAATTGTCAAATTACCAACTAAATTAGAATTTCCTGCTATTTCTAATCTACCAAATGAACCTGTACTTGTAAATGACGAACTAACATCACCAGATATATTAACACCTGTCTCTAATGTGGTACCTACATACTGGTAGGCTGTCATATAAACTATATCACTCGAACCAGGTTTATTAGCATCAAATTGTAATACACCAGTTTTGTAATCAAACTGATAATCATTAGCTGAAACTACATCACCATCTCCTAAAGAACCACTATTTTCAGAAGTTGATTTGAATACCTTTACACCATATCCAGGAGGAGCATCTTCAGTCGTTGAGTTAGCTAATGATGATACAGAATATTTTGGTGATATAAAATTAGTTTGTTGGTCATCTTGAATCAACTGAGGTGTTACACCAGAGTTACTACCCGTTGGGTCCATAAAGAAAAATACATCACTATCAACATTTGATTTTGTCAATCTTTGTCGATAGTAATATAATAAAATATTATCACCATCTGAATAATACGAACGTTGTTGTGTACTACCACTAAAAGGTAAACCAGATGATGGAACTTTATCACCCTGAGTATAAACTTCAGACGCTTGTATATCTAGTACAGAGGTAAATGCTTCTTGAGCAGTCTTAATATCCGTACTTGTAAATCTTCTACTCGCTAGTAGTCTATTCGATTTTGAACCTGAATCTATTAATCCCATATCTAACTAAATCCTAAACTTATTGATGTTACAGGTGCCTCATCACCTTTGTATCTTAATATTACATATAATTCATTATCTGAATCATCTAAAAATATCCCGTCAGCATTTCTAATTGGTATAGTGTATTGAGTTGAAGATAAACTACCTCCTGTATTTCCATACAAATCTAAATCGTCTGTAAAAGGATTTTTAAAGTTGTCAGCACTTACCCCTGCCTCTATCAAATTACTTGTAAGAGGACTAGGGTCATATAATCTAGCTGTACTTTGTGTACTATTTACTCCACTACCACTAGCGGCACTTTTAAATATCAATCCTACAGCAACTCCATCTGTTGACGAATTCCAATTTACTAATGTTTTACCAACATCAAGTGTCATCGAAGTCTTAGTTCCACTTGTCTGAAATCTTCTAATATAGTATTTGTAAGTAGCAGCATTACCGAAACCTGATGAATACCAATATCTATAAGTTCCTCCTGGGTCTACTAAGAAACCTGGTTTTACTTGTAAATCATATATTCCTAAAGTATTGATAGCATAACTCGTGTTGAAAGCTGAACCATTGAATCCTAAAACGTTATTATCAAGTACGATTCTAAAATCTTCACCTGAGAATGCCTCACTTGTTCCTGTTAAAGCTCCTCCGTCGTATCCTTGAGCTCTTCCATATACTCCTAAACTACCGCTCTCGTGAGGTTGGTCAAATGTACTAGCTGAATGATACAAAATAGTCTGAGTGTCTAATGTAGATTGAGAACTAGCTTTATTTCTAGCTTTTGTTCTTATTCCAAACGTAGTATCACCGAAACCAGTTTGACTAATATTATCATCATTACCACTATCAAATGTTATTGAACCAGTAACTATTACGATATCATTATATCTCGGAACACCACTATCTACAGCAGTCGTCCCATCACTTTGAAACACTTTACCACTCGTTTGAACCGTTCCTCCGCTTGTGGAAACCACGTCTCCACTTATTGAGACACTTCCTACACCAACTGAAGTAGTTGACATATCTACTAAAGTTGTTGAGGCGGCATATAAAGGATTGAACAATCCTGTAATTTTAGTTGAGACTTCATAAGTACCATCTAACATATAAGGAGCACCACTTAAACTACGAGATGTTGCAGTCAATGGTTTGTGAGTTGTACCTACATCAGCTAATGAGTTTGTTCCTATATCACTTTCAATTTGGTCTACAGGAGCCCAAAATCTATTTTTGTCTGTACCGTCATTGAAATTAAATACTCCGGAACCAGTTGCTATACCTACTGCTAATCCGTGAAAATTATAATATCCACTCGAAGAAACACTTGTGAAACTTGTTTCTGAGGCGTGATATTTTCTTGTCAACGAACCTGTCATCGTAGAACCTCCCACATCAGCAAATTTACCATCTTGAAATGCAGCCGGTATCACAGCCGGTTGAGATGTATTAATTTTAGCTAACGTAAGACCATCTGAAGTTGTAAATGAATCGACTGATAAATCTAAATTAGATTGTGTAGTAAATGTATTCGAAGATGAAGGATTAGGTACACTTGGTATATCACTAAATGATTGTGTAGCTACTACTCGTACTTTAAACTCTGTGGCTCCTCCGCTCGTCAAACCTCCTAAACCAAATAACTCACTATCTGCTGATGAACTTATATTTGTTGAACCTCCACTATTAGAATCGAAATCAACAGAATAAGTTGAACCATTATCGTGATAAACTGAAATGCCTGAAAATATTTCTGAACCTACACTAGCCCAACCTTTTGTTACTAAATAATTCAAAGTAGGTTTGTTTAAGTCTGTATAGTTTGTAGGTACATAACCTTCAACGGTATCAGTAGAACCTAGATTATTTTCATTTGTATCTATACTTCCAAATGTTTTTGTATTTGGTGATGCATCTGCCACATCTAATGAATGACTTAAAACACCTGACATAAATCTTAATATTTCTGAAACGTGTGATGTATTATCAAAGTTATTAAAATAACTTCCTTCTAAACTTTCACCCCATGGATTAGAAGTAGGATAACCATTTGTTATGTTATTTGTACTGATAGCTGTTGATGATGTTAATAATGTGTTTACGGTGAGAGTTGACCCGGATATTTTGAGTGAACCACTTACTTGTAAATCGTTAGTTGTGGCTTGAGCAGAACCAGTCTGAGCAAAAATTCCTAATTGTCCTACTATAGCACTTTTAGGTATATTACTTAGTCCACTTCCGTCAGCTTGAATAAGACCAAACGAACCAGTTGAAGTGAATGAACCACTGAAGTTACCACTTGCAGTTACGTTACCATTTGAACCACTGAGAAATATATCTCCCCCAATATGTAAAGATGCCGTCGGTATTTTATTATTATTAGCACCTATAAAAACTTTAGTTCCATTACCGAATACAACTCTATTACCAGTATCTTCGTCTAGTAAAAACATTTGGCGGTCATTAACAACCACTCTAAATGTGTCTGAAGCGTGTGATTCAATGTAAGTTCCTCTATCTGCTTCAAAATGTATTCTTTGGTCTTCTACCAAATCAATATCATCATCTATAACTATTTTACCAAATGAACCTGTTGAGGTTACAGAACCACTTATATTTCCTGTTACGAATAAATCATCGTCAAAAGATATTTCATTATTACTACCAGCAGATTGAAATTTATCAGCAAATATAGTACCACTTGCACTAATGTCGCCACTAGCAGTAACACTTCCTTGAAAGTCGGAACTACCTATAAATGTCTGGGTTGAACCAGACAATATAAACGAACCAGTAAATCTAGGATTTAACTGCTTGCTGTCTATTAAAGCCATACTCTATATCTTTCTGTTTTCTGTCTTCCCACCAATTCGTAATTGATTTTGAAATCTTCTTCTTGTGTTCGATAGTTTTTGGTTGTTTCATTTTTTCAATCGTTTCTAACGTAAGTTTTCTATCCATTTGAGCACAAGATTTACATACTGAATTATTACCTACAGCCCTATCGAATGTATCTTTTCTCGTGTAGGTTAACATTTTCCCACAATCAGGACAAGGACGATTCTTTCTGTTGGGCCAACTTCGTTTTCTCATACATATAAATATCTGAAGATGGTAAAAGAAAAGTGGTATCTATGAATTAAATTTACCAAATCCAACAAATTCATCATTTGTTTGTAATTGATACCCAATACTATTAGCATTTACTTTTAGTAATAAAATTGACCCACTTTGTTGTATATTTATAGCATCATACTCCATCAACATACCATTTGTAAAAAACATAAAATCTTCTTCAGTTGTATTTGAAAATCCTGTTGGAGCTGAAGCAGTGATAGCAGTAAAACTAGCTGTTGTGCTATTCACGAAACTTCCTGTATGTACAAAACTCTTTCGTAAATAAGTTTGTTTGTCTACACTACCTGCTACTTCATTATCAAGATAAGTTTTGACAGCATTTTCAGTTACTAATGAAGTTTGACTACTATCTGTCAATGAGGTATCTGATGATATTTCATCAATAGTAGAGTTGTTGAAAACTAATGAACCACTTACTAATACACTTCCAGTAATATTATGAGTATCATCAATACTATCACCGAATATCGTTGAACCACTATCAAATATTGTGATTGATTCTGATACCTCACTAAAAATTTCATCTGCTGTAATTGAACCTAATATAGTTAAATTACCACTACCAGTTAAATCACCTGAAACAATAAAAGTTCCAGTTTGTGTAAATGAACCTGTAATTTGATTTTCAAACAAAACCATACTACTATCATCAAGAATAAAAGTATTTGTGGTTATATTTAGTTGATTGAATCGAACGTCTGAATCTGTATTGACATCTTGACCTATGTTAAAAGTAACTCTATGTTTTTCAGAACCGTTTAAATCTTCATTAGGATTAACATCAACTCCTGTACCATCAAGAAATTTTAAGGGTTTTTTGAATAAAACTTTTGCCATTATATTTTCCTAAGAGTCAAATTTACCAATAGCTAATATCTCATCGTCTGATTCTAAATCATAACCAATACTATCGTTATCTACTTTCAATAAAAATACAGAACCACTTTGTTCAATTTCAAGAGCATCGTGTTCCATATATTGACCATTTACAAAAAATACAAAATCATTTTCTCCTGTAGCAGTTAAACTGGTAGGAGCCGAGGCTGTAGCAGCTGAAAAACTTGCTGTAGCTGTCGTTATTGTGGTTGATGTTTTTACAAATTGTTTTCTAAAATATGTATTAGTATCACTTACTTCAGTATCGACATAACTTTTAACTGCATGCTCTGTAACAACTTGTGTTTGACTACTATCTCCTAATGTTGTATCGTTAGATATACCATCAAATGAAGTGTTGTTAAGAGAAAAACTTGAACCTGAAATTAAAAGACTACCTGTAAAGTTGTGAGTATCATCTATCGTATCACCAAAAATAGTTGAACCACTACTGAATAAAATAGAAGCCGAAACAAACTCTGTTTTAAATTCTTGAGCTGTTATTGAGCCCTCAATCACAGCATTTCCATTTATTGTTGTATTTCCAAGTGTTACAGAACCAGTTATATTTATGTTTCCTGTAATACTATCACTATCGAATGTTGTACCTCCCAATACTAATGAACTTGCTGATACTTGATTAAATACTACATTATCGGTTGTAGCTACAGATTGTCCTATTGAAACCGTCTGAGTAATAGGTGTACTACCATCGAATAATACACCGTCTGCTGAAAGAGTAACACCAGTTCCTCCTATGAAGATTATTCCGTTCGTAACTGAAACTGAAACATCACCAGTAGGTGTTGAGGGTAATTGTGTAGTAGCACTTGGTAAGTCTTCTAAAAACTGACCTGCTTTACCTACATTTTTTGTTACAGCTGTATCTACCTCTTCTCCTATTATAACTTTTTTAGGAGTAAGATATTTTTGTGTGGTTGAACGATGGTCAAAGTTTCCTTTAGGTAACAAATATCCTCTTAGTGATACCGTAAAGTTTGTTCTGACTAATCTCTCTGCATCAGAGACTTCAGTTACATCACTAAAACTTTCTACTCTACTTCTGAATCTTAATTTTTCTGGGTCACCCCAATATGCTCCATCTGAATAAATAACTTTCTCGACAATTTTATTCATTTGTTCCATATATGTTGTCCAGATTATAAATTCATACGTAATATTAACATAATCAGGAAACATAACATTGTAATATTCTTTTTGAGGTAAAAGACCTTGTTGTAGTCCAAAGTTATCGTATCTATGTGAACGTGAATATTTTTTCTCAAACGAGTAAAAAAGATTAGGATTATTAGCATCTAATTTGTCTTGAGGTACCGTCTCATCTCTTTCGACTGAGGTTCTTTTATAAACAACGACAGGTGTTATTATTTGTCTTTTTTTATCTCTTAAAAAACCATCACGTTGAATTGATTTCCAACGTTCGGGTGAGGCATACATTATTGGTACTTTGACATTTTCACCATTATCTTCGACTGAAGGTTGTATAATATTTTCGAAATAATACAATATAGAAGAATCAATATCGATTAAATTTACTGATAAATCAGATACATCATCTCCAGTCCTTGTATAAAGGAAACCTCTATTTAAGACTCTTTGTTTTCTTGGTAATGGTTTAGACGACATCCGTTACTACCTCATTTACAAATGTTAATTTTTTTGGTGTGATAAATTTTTCAGTCGTAGATTTATTTTCGTTACCTTTTTCTGAAACTAAATATCCATTTATTGTAACTTCAAAATTTGTCCTGACAATTCTTTCTCCATCAGTTATTTCAGTAGCATCTTCAAAACTTTCAACTTTACTTCTAAATCTCATTTTGTCTGGATTACCCCAGTAAGCACCGTCAGCATAATTTATTCTTTCAACTAATGTATTCATTTGTTCTATATAAGTAGTCCATATTATAAACTCATACGAAACGGTTACATAGTCAGGAAAAGTAACGTTATAATACTCTTGTTGAGGAATAGCTCCTATTTGAGTAGTTAAGTTATCATATCTATTTAGTTGTGTGTATTTTGTTTGAAAAGGAAAAAATTGATTAGGATTGTTAGCGTCTAACTTATCCTGAGGAACTAAACCATCTATACCTATTGTTGTTCTTTTAAAAACAATCAATGGAGTTATAATTTGTTTTTTCTTATCTCGTAAAAAACCATCTCTGAGTATTGATTTCCATCTCTCAACTGAACCGTACATTACAGGAACTTTTATGTGTTCTCCGTTTTCTTTTACAGATGGTTTAATTACATTATCAAAATAAAAAAAGATTGCTGAATCAATGTCTTCTAAAGTAACAGAAATGTCTTTAGTTCTATCTTTGTCTTTCCTTGAGTATTGATAACCACGATTTTCTACTCGTTGTTTTCGGGGTAAGGGTTTTAATGACATTATACACTTCTCACTCTTTCAATGTTTAGATGTGAAATTCTTACTAAGAACGTTGTACAAACGACTGAATGGTTAAAATCTGTTTGTCCTCCTATAAGTTGATTTTCATTAATAGAAGAAACTTCCCAGTATCCGTTATTCCAGTCAATTACATCTCCTATCTCAACAACATAACTTATGTCTTGTAAAGCTTGTCTTATAAAAGAAAATATAGCTGTTTGTTGTAAGTCAGGACCAAATTCATCAGTGGTAGTCGTTTGTTCATCGGCACTTACTATACAAGCTACTTGAACTCCAGGTTTAAAAACTTTACCTCCTGATGTTTCACCATACATATTTACTTCGGTATCGTAAGCTGAAATTTTGTAAATAACAACCGTCTGATTTATTATTCCATCTTTTTCAGCTACTAAATTACCCACAAGTTCTTTATTGAACTTATCGAAAGTATTTATGTCTTTTTGAGGATAGTATCGACTTGCCATATAATTATCCTATGTAGATTGGGTATGGAACTTTATTAAGTTTTTCTTGTAGAAACTCTGCTTCATCTTTGTCAGCTTCTAACATAGCTTTTCTGCTTGTTGCCTCTAAAGTTTCTCTTAGTTCTGTAATGAGTCCTTCCTTTTCAGCCGCTGCTTCACTTCTCAAAGTTTCTCCGTCCAACGTTGTTTCAGCATTAGGTATCGGAATAGTTCCGTATTTAGAACGAATAATACCTAACAATTCTTTTGTGAGAGCTAATCCATACTTTCTTATCCATTGTCTACCTACATCATTAATATGTTTGTATTCCATATTATCATAAGGAACATTTGAATAATCTGAGATAGTATTTACAGAACCACTATAATCAGCCTGTAAAGGATTATCTCTATCGTTTGTTACAACGTAGTCGAAATATAAAGTACTTGATTCTTCAGGGTCTGGAAATATTCTAACTTTATTATTTACAAGATTGAATGAGTAAGCTGACTTTCTAATTGCGTCGTTTAATTCGATAGCTTGAACTCTTAACAAATCTTCAAATATTGGCATTAAAGTGAAAGAAACTGCTGGTGAATAGTTTCCGAAACCGAAACCTTGTACCATATTTATTGTACCATATCCTGTTGTAGCATATGGGTCAAAAAATCTTTGCATAGCCGGTGTACCTTCATAATACACTCTTTTGATTTCTATAGCTCCACTCTCAGAAACATCTGCATATAATGCATTCAAGTCATACTCTTGTGAACCACTATGAATTGTAATCGAACCTTTTTTGATATCAACATCACCACCAACACCAGCTTCTGTACCGTATTGTTTTGAAAGTTGAACACTTCTTCCTAAAGTCGGAGTAATTCTTTTGTGAGTTACATTATTATCTGAACCTGTTGCCTGACCTTGTAGAGTTAATAAATTTTCTCTTATATTGAATTGGTTTACTTGAGCTGAATATTCACTTACTGATTCTTCAAAAGTAGCATAAAATGAACCTGATTGTAGTTCTACTGCCATAATAGGATAACCTAGTCTACGAGCACACCAATCTGCAAATTTGTCAGCAGATGATGTAAATTCAGTATCAGTATCGTAAAATCCCCAGGGTGTATCTCCTTCTGAAAATGAACTACTACCTGCCCATATCGGTTCTTGAGCCATAAAAATCTCCTAAATTATATGTATTTTCTCATTAATAAATATAACAATTAACAATTATAAACAAAAAAGGGTGAGTCGTAAAACTCACCCTTTTAAGTATTGTACCTAAGTACGACCTAAATCATTACTGATATTAAACGTAGTTAACGTCAGCAATAATAACTTTACCGTAGAATTCTGGTCTAACCATCTTCTTCGCGTAACGTGTCATTACACCTTTACGTGGAGTAAAGTTCTTTGGGTCATATACAAGAGGTGTCATTATCAACGGTACATAAGGAGCATACACAGCACCAGTTTCTAAGAAATTGCTTCCTCTGAAACCAACAAGAACGGTGTTCTCGAACTGGTATGGGTTCTTATATACGGTAAAGCGGTTATTTAATAAACCAGCTTTCTGTACACCCATTGCATAGGATTTATTGTTTGCATCACCATCAGAAGTTGTAGCATATCCAGGAATAGATTCAAGGATTGTTGCTGTCTCAGGAGATACTACTATAAAGTTAGCACCACCTCTGAGAGTCTTTTGATGAATTGCGTTACTTACACTTTGTATTTTGTTTCCAAGAGTTTGGAACCACTCACCTTTTGTGTAAGCATTAGAGTTAGCTGAGGACTCTGTAAATAGTGAAGAATCTGAATCGAACTCAAATCCAACTCTTGCTGACCATCTCTCAGTCTTAGCATTAGCAGCTAAACGAATCATATCAAGGATTTCAAGGTCGATTTCCATTGATACGTACTCACTAAGTAGTGAAGTAAGTTCAGCTTCTGCATCAACTGAGTGATAAGCGTTAAGGTCTTGAGCAAGCTCAGGAGTCCAAACAGCTTTCAACTTACGAGTTTTAGCAACGATTGCGATTGAACGCATTGCGATGTCGATTTCAGGTATATCAATATCAGTTTCAGGATTAGCATCAACTTGTGTTCCTGTTGCTTCAAAGTCGCCACGAGTTGTATCGGTTGGCTGCTTATGATACAATATTGAAGCTGTTCCACCGTCAGGTACAGAAGCTTCTTGTACAATAAAGCGAATGTGAGTAGCTGCACCACTATCTGGGTCAACTTCGTTTCCGTCTACACCGTCAAGAATTTTGGTGTAAGCAGGATAGAAAGCAGTAAATGCTGTTGAACCTGTAATTTCGAAAGCCCTTGCACCACTCAAGTCAGGATTTGACAAAGTAGATACTGGGATATCGAAAGTTTTTAATTGTGTACCGATTGCTGATGAAGCATTTGAAGCAGACAAGTCTGGTTCAAAGTCAACATCTGACCAAGTAGTTGAACCTGTTAAGGCTGCAACTGCTTGTGCAGTACCGGTGTAGTCATTTGCGGAATACCCAAATGTACCAGCACCATAAAGACCCTGAGATGGGTCGCCAGAAGCAGAAGTTATACCAAATACTTCTTGATTCTTAGCGAAACCAGCTTGGGCAGTACCGTATTTAAAGTCAAGATAGAAAATCAGACCGGAAGGAAGATTCATAGGCTGAACACTAACAAATTCCTGTGCTGCTAATTCACCAAAGATTTTTCTTACCAATGGTAGAGCAACACCTGACCACTCTTCAGAATTAGCGGAAGTACCTGTATGAGAGGACTCGTCAATTAACTGACGTGCCTGGTTCTCAAGCAATACTGCCATTCCGTGAGTTTTGTGTTCTGTATTTAAACCTTCTAAAAGTCCGGTTGGTTCCCACTTCTTGACCAATCCACGGGTTTCTTCCATGCGTTGACGGTGTGGATTATATCCATCCATCAACTTTTCGATTGTTCCAAGATTTTTAGACATTATATTTTCTCCAAAAAATATATTTTATTAAAGAATACCAGCCAACTTCTTAAATCTGTCTCTCAACTCTGAACCTTCAGCAATCACTTCTTGTTCTTGCTTTTCGGATTTTGTTGAAGCTACAGCTTTTGAAGCTGAACCTTTTGATTCTTTGATTTCGGTTTTATTTGTTTTTGTTCCAAATGATTCAGCTAAAGTAGAGTAAACTAATTTAACTTCACGTAAGTTATGTGCTCTATCAAAGTTCTCCACAACTTTCATTTTCTGGTCATTTGTTAAACCAAATGAACGGAAAAGTTTGTTTGTGAATAAAAGCTTTGCATTTAACAAATTAACTTCATTCAATTTGGACCTTAGATATTTAACGACATTGCGATGCTCGTCAAGTTCAGATTTCAACTCAGCAGCTTCATCTTTCTTTTCATCATCTTTTTCTTCTTCAGAAAGAGCTGCGATGATTTCATCAAGGTCGATTTCCTCTTCAACTTCTTCTTCACCTTCAGCAACAACATCTTTTGAATCTTCAACAGACTCAGTATGTTTAGCTTTATCTGGTGTTCCGATACCTGAAGATTTGTCAGCTGTTCCTTTTTTGTTATCTGAAGAACCGATACCTGTTGTGGCATCTACTTCTTCATCAACTTCTTCAACGTCCTCGTCAACTTCTTCAACGTCTTCGTCTACTACTTCAACAGCTTCATCTTTCTTTTCATCATCTTCTTTGTCTTCACCTTCTTCGACTGGCTCCTCTACTTCATCAACCGTGTCTTCTTCTAATTCACGAAGTACAGCTTCTAGGTCAAGTTCTTCATCCATATCATCTTCATCTTCATCTTCACCTTCGACTACTTCGTCTTCATGCATTCCTTCTTCAGCATCTTCTTCGTCTTCATCATCTTCTTCAGATACTACAGGAGCATATTTGACACCATCGATTTCGATTACGCCTTCGTGAGCGCCTTCCTCTTTATCCTCATCGTCTTCATCACCATGCATACCTTCGTCTGCTGGTTCATCATCGGTTGGGTCCATATCATCTTCATGGTATCCTTCCTCTGCTTCTTCTTCATCGTCTTCGTGTTCACCTTCTTCAACTTCAATCTCTGATTGAATTTTTTTAGAAAGCATAGATTGTAGGCGAGGAGTAAAAGCTTCTTCTAAAGCGATTTTAGCGTTTTCAAGAGCGGTTTCACGAACTGCTTTTGCATCTGCAATGGCTTCTTTTAATAAGTCATCCATTACTTTTTTCTCCTAATGATTAATTAATAATCATCGGTTTGGAATTAATATAGTTATTGGGAACTATAATGTGATTAACATTTATGAGTACACTACAAGGTGGCAAAATAGCCGTAGTGTTTTTTTGTACATATATAAATATATACAATAGAAAAAAAACTTAACTAAAAGATTGTTTTTTCTGTCTTAAACGAGCTTTAGCTCTTTTTTCACGTTTACGAGCTGATGGTTTCGTGTAAAACTCATTCTCTCTCAACTCTAACATCAATTTAGTTTCTTTAACTTGTTTTTTTAATTTACTGATAGCCTTTTCAACGTTGTTCTTATGAACCTTTATGTAAATCAAATAACCTCCTAATCGGTCTCTTTTTTAGCTTTATAGTTTTTATCAACGTAATTAAAAAATTCTTTTTTCTTATCATCTTCTAATTCATCTGGTGAAGAGATACCAAACTTTTTCATAGCTGCTTGAAAGAACTTCTCGTATTCACCTTCATCTATATTGTATTCACCTATCTTTGTCTCTTTTTCTTTCTCAGGTGTCATATCATCATCTACATCGTGTCCGTCTACGTGTCCTTCACCTACATCATAATAACGACCAAGAATGTTACCCATATCTTCATATAGTGCTCCCATTCTTTGTTGAAGACCTTTAGCTTCAGAAGCTATTTTACTGAATTGTTTTGAGAGACCTGTCAATTCTTTCATATTACGGTTTACGGTAATCTTGTCAAACCAATCTTCTGTTTCACTTAATGTATGTCCTTTAGCCTGATTAGCTATCCAACTTAGTTTTTCAGCTATCTTCATAATGTTTGATTCACCAAAGATAGACTCTCCTAGTTTATTGTAAGTGGCTAACTCACTGGTCAAACCTTTCACATCAATACTATCTTCTTCCTCTACACCGTATTTTTCTTTTACAATTTTAGACATACTAATTTGATTAGATGCCGGAGTCGTTACAAGGCCACCTATCATAGTACCACTAAAATTTTCTTTTAATAAATCTTTCATTTTTATTTTCTTAGACATTTTGGTCTCCATTAAATGTATATATAAATATAAGTTATCTCAGTTTTCCTCTTTTAGAATATCTTCTGAATCCACTTCTTACGCGGTTCCAAAGTCCTCTCATTAAGTCTCGTTGACCTGTGCCAGTATCTTTGACAGGACCTGACATTATTGCTCTTTGTAAATCAAAAGCATCATACTTTTTACTTTTGACTCCGTCCATCATTGTTTTAACAACTTGTTGTGATGCCTTACCTAAAATCTTTCCCATCTTTATAATATCTTGTTCAACTTGTTGCTTAGCCTCAGGTGTACTGAAACCCATTTGTGAAGGAGAGGTGATAGGAGCTTCATTGAGTTCCTTCATTAAGTTTTTATATGTTGAATCTTTACTCATCTTCCTCGCCTCAATCCGAAAGCTTTTCTTTTCTTCATAGATTTTCTACGTTTTCTGATAATTTTAGCCATTTGTCCTCTTTTTTTGATAGCCGCTCTACGCATAGCTCTTCTTTTTCTCATCTTTTCACCAGCTGTCTTCACAACACATTTTTTCAAAGCAGGGACATATCTTTTATTTGTAGGACAAACGGTTTTTTTATATAACTTTTTACCTCTTACAACTCTTTTTTTACGTAGTTCAGATACAAAGGCTTTTAATAAATGATTAAATTCTTTATCATCATTAATTATATCCTCGGTAACCTCTTCAAAAAATCCATTATCAAAGGCTTCTCTTATTAAATTTTCTAGTACAGCTAACTTCACTATGCTATCCTTTTAACATTTTTATCACCAATCAAAGCTGCTCCAACTTTTTTCAAGTTTTGAGCTGCTTGTGTAACCATTGTGTATTTACCTAATTTGATTGGTTTGTTCTTGATAACTACGTATAACATACCTCTTTCAGTTTCAAATTGTAGTGGGAATGTTTTCTTTTTATCAAGACCACGAATCTCAACATCTATTTTAAATCCAACTTTATCTCTTTTACTGACTTTGAATCCTCCACCCATCATTTTAGCTGACTTGGGTCTCATACCTGCTTTTTTAACAACGGAAGCTATACCTCCTAGTATCATATCAGCTCCTAAAGAAAATGCTTCTTTTACATACATCAAACCATCAACGTTTTTAGGAAAATAATCTGTTTCTAAGTTTTTAACAAGTCTACCCATCGCTACTGCAGCGGCTTGTCTTGAACTATAACTTTTAATTTTTTTTACTTTGTCACCTATTTTATTAGTTGTGTAAAGTGTATATCTTTCATTTACGGATTCTTTTATATCTGAAGTACCTGTCAATTTGTAACCAAGTTGTTCTGCATTTTCTTTTCTTGCTTTTTCGAATTTCTTTTTATCCTCACCAGTCAGCTCACCTCCAAAACCCTCATCGACACCTTCAGTAGGATTTAGAATAAAATCACGAGCTTTATTTAAATAGTTAGCAGATAGTGTAATCTTATCAGTCCACCAAGAAGGTAATGAATCTTCATCACTCATTGAATTTATTTTGTTGAAAATATCACGTATATCTTCTGCAGAAGTTTTTAACTTTCTAACAATAGAAGCTACGTCTGTATGTCCGTCTTCATTCATATTTTCACTTCTCACCTTATTAGGTAGACCTTTATGTTTTGTAGAAGCCATTTTTTTAGTTGACTTTTTTTTCATTGATTTAGCAGCATCTTTAACTGCTTTACTCACTTTACTAGCAGGTATATCACCTTTTTTGTATGCGTGAACAATACCCATAAACTTTTGTTGAGCTTTAGATACAGAAGGCATTATTTCATTTTCTTAATGTAACCCACAACGTCTCTCATAAACTTAGTTACATTATCTTTATAAGACTTCTGAATAGCCTTTGATAATTTCTTATTAGCTTCGTTAGGGTCTCTCAAGAATCCTTGTTCAATTTTTTGCATTCTTTTTCTGAACTCTGCCTCTTGTCTGATTAACATACCTAATTGTACTTTTGTAAATCTTCTGTCGTCAGGGCCCTCTACAATAGATTCATCCATATCACTAAGATGTGATTGTATTCTTTTAGCTTGTCCTGCATGCATTTTAGAAGCTTTAGCTAATGCTTTCGATTGACCGGCGTGAAGTTTAGATGCTTTCTCTAATTCACCTACAATTTTCTTTAAATCATCGACACTTTCATTCATAGGTTCTTTTGATTCACAACAAGAGTCCCCACAATGACAATTTTCTTCGATTAATTCTTGAAGTTTAATCACGTGTTTTTCCTTTTAAACTGCTTAAATTTTACATCCATCTCAATCACATATTTTTTATAGAACGATTGTAATTCTTTTACTTGTTTTTTGTAATCAGCATCACCATCTTTTGTATCTTGAGCTAAATCTTTAATTAAAGTCTTTAGACTACGACCCACACTTACCATATGTCCTTCGATAGTTTTAAAGTAATTGTCATATCCAGCAAATCCCGTTTTGATTTTATCTTCTGAAATTTTTAGAGATGTATCTTTGTCTAGTCTCCAATCTTTCCATTTATTCATCATGCCAGTATAGTTTTTACTCATTTTCCACCGATTCTTTTATAAGTGTCTTTAAAATCAATCGTTTCATTTTTCTTCTTTTTCTTTTTCTTATCATCAAGTTCATTACCACTTCTTTTGTGAGAATGTTCTTGTATTTTAACTGGATTAAGATGTTCAACACTTACATTTTTGTAGTGTTTATCACCAAATTTAATATTACAAACTTCGACTTTCCCATCTTCTGTTAGAGAATGCCAAGTTACTTCACCTATTCCTTCATTCTTATACTTAGGAGACCCCCAAGTTGCGTGATGGAATCATTGATGTTGGACAGACCTATTGTATTTGTCCATTTTTTGTGTGGGTTGACTCATAATATTACTCCTGACCTATTAAGAGCAGTGAGATGCATCTATAGGTTTCTTTTCGATTTGTTTATATTTTTTTCCATTTATTGTAATAATTTTACCGTGACCTTCGTCCATATCATCATCACCAAATTCATCTTCCATATCAGCGAAAGCAGCTGCCTTAGCGTCCTCATCATCTTCGAAGTCTCTTTCGAAATCATCAGAATCTAAACCTGCTCCCTTAGGAGCTTCTTTATCATCACCGTCTTTTGAATCTTTTTTATCATCTTCTTTATCTAGTACAAATGCTCCTGCCGGATTTTTTGAATAGGTTGGAGCTTGTGGGTCATCGACCATATTTTTTTCTTTATATTTACCGTAACCAATATGTACGTAATCGTCATCATCTTGTGAAGCTTCATTCATTACGTCAGCTAATGTTGGGAGAGGTTCACCGAACTTTCTATCCCAAGCATGTTCTGTCAACATACTTTTTGCTATTTTTTTGTATGATTCTAAAATTTTCATCTTTATCCTCTCATTATATCATTGATGATAGCTTCTACTTTACAATATTCTCCGCAAGTTCTACCTGCTGGTAAATCTTTATCTACCGACTCATTCATTGGATACATAAAGGCTCCGTGAGTAGATGGGTTAGATACAAAGTCAAATGCTATAAGTTCAAAGTCAGGTTGTACTTGTGTAACTTGACGGTCATCCTCATTGACGGTTTCAACTGAACCCATACCACGAGAAGAGATACCAAGTTTGATACCAGACTTGAATAATTCTTTTAATATATTACCACTTGGTGTACTTAACACTTCAACGGTACCTAATAGATTATCACCTTCCCAATGCATTTCTTTAATGTTGTGAGATACATTCTGTAAATTCACGACTGAACTATCGGGATGGTCTAACTCACCCATAGCTCTACGTTCTTTAATAAATTCTTTTGTATATTTTTTAGCTTCTCTATGTAGAATCTCTTTAGGGTAAATTCTACCATTTTGATTTTCAGCTTCAGCTCTTTGTAGAACTCCTCTAACAACCAATTTACCATTATTTTCACTAATGGATTCTGATATTTGTTCAGGTTTAATTTCAAAGGGTAAATAATCTACGATTAATTGTTTCACTATAAACTCCGTTTTATTTTTTAGTAAAGTTGACCAACTTTATTAGCTAGTTTTACTAATCTTTCACTAATTTTTTTCATTGCTGAATGTGTTCTTTTCCAATAAGATGTAGAATCAACACCTACTTCATTCTTCAGTCTGACATTCATTTTGACAAGTCTGTCTAATTCATTTAATTTATCTCTGACTTCTCTCATTGAATATCCAATTTTTTGTTTTGGTGATAAAGATTCATCATTTCTATAATCGTGATACTTTCCCTCATTAACATTTTCAAGTTTCTTATCAACTTGTTTAGCCTTACCAGGTTGAACTCTCCTTACATTGGATATACTTTTAGCACCACCTTTGAGTTTTCTAGCTACTTTCATTTTAGCCGCTCCTGCTGAACCTGCGTCAACTATGATTGTCAATTTCACACCACCTTCATCTTTTATATCTAAAGCAAATCTAGCTTCAGATACTTTTGAGTATCCTGCTGCGTTAGCTATTTTCTTTTCTTTTTCTTTATCTTTTTTCTTTTTAGGTTTAGATTGGAATGCGTAAGGAGTTTTAGGAGGACCTTCACCACCATCAATAGCTCCTGTTACAGAAACTTCCTCTAATTCTTTTTTGATGAGTTCTCGGACTAACGCTCTAAGTCGTTCAATTTGAGTGGACATTTTCAATCTCCTTAACAAGTTCATAATATCTCATTAAAGTCAAAACTTGTTTTTCGTTTACAATTTTTCCTTTTGTCAAATTACCTATTTGATTTATAGACTCGGTCAATTTTATCTTTGTGATTGTATCACTTACTTGGTCAACGTGTTTTTCGAGTAATCCTTCGATTTTTTTGACTTCTATATTTACAAACTCACGTAATGAATTTGTATTACTGATATTATTAATGTAACTTTTAAGTAGATTTTTTTGAGATTCGTTTAATGACTTATATTTTGTATTAAATTTATCTACCAAAATTTGATATGTAAGTAATCTCAAATCTTTGTCGTTTTGAGAATACTCTTTTAAAATTTTATCTTTTACTTGTTTTGTTGTGATTTTTTTATTTGTAATATGTTCTAAAATCGTGTGTTTGGAACTTGTAGTTTGTTCCGGATTAAATGATACGGTAGTAGCACTTTCTGATAAAAAAGTGTTATAGATAGCTGCTAATAATCTGTAATTAGTAATTCTACCATTAAAAAAATCTGTCGAGTTGTAATTCTCTTTTATTTCTTTGATTAAATTATATTTTTCATTACGTAACTTTGCATTACTAAGTTTTTTTCTTGATTCAACAACTGCAGATAACAAATCTCTGGCTTTTGTTTCTGAGTGATAATGTTTTTCAGATAAAATACGATAAAATTGTAATTCTTTACCTAGTTCTGTTTCTTCATTAAAATATTTCTTGACTATTTTAACTGATTTAGTGCTTTTTCCAGCTAAAACATCAGCTGTAATTTGTCTTGTTAGTAATTCAAAAAGAATACTTGTATTCTTTATTTTAGAATGCTTTAATTTGCGAGCCATTATATAATACTCCATTTCATTATATATTTTGTCATAAATAAATATAAAGTTAAATAATAATTATTCATTTGAAGTGTCTTTAGTTAAAGAAGTTACCTCATCCTTATACTCTTTTTCAACTTCAGAAGTTTCCGTGATAATTTTTGTATCAACTTTATTAAAATTCATCGATTTTTTCAAGGCATCATAGTGAGCTAGAGCAAGCGGTCTACCATATTTAGGTGCTCCACTACCACCTTTCTTCATATCGTGAGCTCCTAATGGGTCTCTACCTCGAGCACCACTATCTTTTCCATACTTGTTAGGTTCTTTCGGTCTTCCTGCTCCTTCAAACCCACCTTCTGGTGCTCCTCCCTTATCATCTAATTCGTGTCCTGTTCTTCCCATTGCCATATCTGATGGAGTACCTTTTGCTTCACCTGATTTAGCTGGGTCGTTACCTTCATTCTCAATCTGGGAACGTCTAAACTTTTGTTTGTAATCAAAGGCTATATTATCATCTTCTTCTTTAATTTGTTCTTCAGTAAAACCAAATACATTTTTGTAAATCCATTCTGAAGACACAAGTCCATCTTGTAACATTGAAGAAGCTAAACTTGTTTTACTATTCCAGAGTTCAATCTTTTCTTGTTCGTATATTGTTGAGGGACTTGTCAAAGCAAGTTCGAAATTGACTAAATCAGCATCTTGATACCCTTGAGCATATAAATGAACGATAGCCATTTTTGTTAATTCACTTATAGCTATTCTTTGTATTCTTTCTATTGTACGAGCAAATCTTACATCTTCAGCAGCTAAAGTAGCTTTAGAACCAACATTTTCTTCGAATCCTAAAAACGCTTTAGGTATTCTAAGAGATGATAATAATTTATTTTTAAGATACTCAATGTCTTCTGTAGCCTCATAAGTCAAACCTGGTAATGAATCGATACTCGTACCACTATCACCACCTCGTACTGGTAAGAAGAAGTCTTCTGTTATGTTTTGCATATTGTATCGTAAGTTGTAATCACCAGTGTCTTCATCAACAACAGGAGCTTTTTTCATCTTATTGATAACTTTTTGCATATAATTATCAACTTCAGCAGGAGGTATATTACCTATATCAAGTTTAAAAATTCTTTTTTCAGGAGCTCTCATAATCCTATGAATCATCATAGCATCTTCCATTAATGTAACTTGTTTCCAAGTTTTTCTACCACCTTCGATTTGAGACTTACCATAAGGTAAATAATTTGAATCTGATAATAACCTAAAGTGAGCTACTTCATAATTTTCTAATTCTGTTCTTGTTGATGAGCGTTCAGCTTTATATCTATGTTCACTTGTTGTTGATTCGATAAGAAACTTTACATATTCAGGATTGTCGGGGTCTATACCTTCAATTCTTGAAGTATCGTATACGGAAAGAGGTACAACATTCGTGATACCGTATTTTTCATCTATCTCTAGTTTCAAAAAGAAATCACCATATTTACACATATTACGAACCCAAGGCCATAAATTAAATTCAATATTCACTACATCATAAAATAAATTATGTAATATTTCTCTTATCTGGTCATTATCAGTTTTGATTTCTAAAACATCACCGTATTCTGATTTCATCGTAGATTCGTCAGCATAAATGTCAAGAGCTGAGGAAATTATAGCATCACTATCCATAGACTCATAATCTTTGAATAAGTTTAGTCTCATTGTCTTGGTCATCAAAGCATCTGAGTAACCACTAAGTCCTACACCCGTAAATATTTTTTGATATCTGTCAATTAGATTACTTTTCTGATATGCTTGAGTACGACTCGTATCCGAAACTTTGAGTTTTTTACCTCCTACATTTCTAACTACTACATTCGTAGAAAATAGTCTTAATAATCTACTTCTTAAGCCTGTGTCAGCCATTTTTTACCTCTTTAATTAATCAACCATTCTAATGATTCTCGTTTTTTTCCTGTTTCCCATTTCCAAGAATCATTCTGATTGTTTGTTGGTGTATAAACACCTTGATTTGATGTTATACTATTCATTGCTTTTTTTTGTAATTCTATTCCTTCAGCCCTTAATCTCAGGGCTGTTTCTCTTATCCATAATCCCATAGCGAAAGACATTACTAAGTCATCATTATATCCTGACATTGCTTCTGCTCTGCTTCCATTATAAATAAATACAAATAATTCATCTATTAATCTCTGAGAATGAACCGTAACAGCTCTTTCTCTAAAAAATTCTTCTAACTTAGAAACTACCAAAGGTCTCGTTTTAGAAGTGATTGTGAATCCTGGTACAAGTTGTTTTTCCATTCTGTTAATTTTATTATTTATCTGTCTATGTACATCAACAACTTGTAAATCTTTACTCATATAAAATAAATTTTCATACTCTCTATCAATGACTTGTTGAATTGTAGCCCAACCAATATTGTTGTTCTCAATCACTAATAAAGCGTTATTATATTCAGTAGCTATATTAACTAACAGATTACCATAATCTCTCGTAGACATCCTACCTTTATATTCAGCTACTTGTTCTAATGTCTCTACATCAAGTATATGAAAAGCTGAATAGTCTGTACTATCACCACGACTAACGTCAGCACAAACAACATAATCTTTCGTATAGTTTGGAGGTTCCCATATCCAAACATTTGAATCAATACCTCTTTTTTCGATTGGTTCTTTAATTTGTTTTTCTCTATACTCTTCAAGTATAATACCATCGACTACACTTTGACCTGATGTTATAAAATCACAATCACATTCCTGAGCAGCTAATGAAGGACCTAAAAGTGTATCTTGTTCATCTCTCCACTCCTGTTCTCTATCAGGATGTACGGTCCAATGTAATCTGATAAAATTAAAATCGTTTAATTTATCTTCAGCGTCCATCCAAGTTCTATGAAACCAATTACCTACACCATTAGGTGTTGAGAGAGCGATACATTGTCCACCTGTAGATAACGTCTGTGATGCTGCTGCCCATATACCATCAATTTTATCAATAAACGCTGCCTCATCAAGTATCAGTAATGATAGTGCTTCAGAACGACCACTATCCTCACCACTTGATACAGCTTTTATCTGAGAACCATTCTTATATCTCAAACTCAACTTGTTGTCTTCAACACAAGGTTGTTTTAACCAACTTGGTAAGTTAGCATGCATCACACGAACCTTTGTTACCAAGTTTTTTGCTACCTCTTGTTTAGTAGCAATTACCAAGATGTTCTTATCTGGATGAAAAGTCATCATCCATAAACTATATCCGGCTGTCAATGTGGAAATACCTAGTTGACGAGCTTTTAAAATAATATTGAATCTATTATTTACAAACTCTCCTACGGTTTTTTCCTGAAAGTCATAAAGTGCAAAAGGAACTTTACCCTGTATCGGATGTTGTATCATACAATACTTTTTCAAAAAATAAACAGGGTCGGAAGCACACTTCACATACTCCTGTTTAATCACATCTTTGAGTTGTCCTTTTGAATTTCTTTCCATATTAGTATAATACAGAAACCGTTCCGCTTCCAGTGATTCTTGAAAGTCCTATTTCATAAACTTCTTTAGCATTTATAGCACTAGCTGCGACTGGTGCTCCTTCAACTGGATGAAGAACCGTTGTACCTGCTGTTTGTATTATAAATCCATCTGAACCAGCATGTGAACCAGATAAGTGATGGTCACCTGCTCCAAACTCTACAATTTTATTGTATTTAGCACTTGGTTTAAAAGTTGGTGCACTACGACTAGACACATCTGTTCTGGCTCCTGAGCCACGTTTTACTTCTGCCATTTAATTTCTCCCTAATTTAAGACCGGCATTTCTTAGTAATTCATTAAAAGAAAATTCACTTCGTAAATCTTCTAGTTTAAATGTTTTAAATAGTTTTGATTGTAGCATACTATCAACCATATCGTCATAAACTTTTTCAGTTTCATCGATTTCTGTTTGATTTGTTTTAGCGTACTCAAGTGCTACAAATTTTAGGTCAGATAATAATGAAATCAAATCTTTGAGTTCTTTTCCTCTTATTACGTAAACTTCTTTATCTTGAATCATCTATCTTCCTGTATATAAATATGTTAAACTAGAGATTCTTCTAATTTATCTAAAAATTCTAAATATTCATCAGCTTTTTTGTTCATTTCTTCAGCATTCATTGTCCATTTGTCTTTATCAACTGAATACCCGTCTGGTCTGTATTGTTCAAAGAACTCAGGTGTGTTTTGTTCTTTAAATTCTTTAATTTGTGTTCTTTGGTCTTTGATATAAGCTAACTTACTCTCTTTTATGTTATTTTCTTTCCATTCATCGTAAGTTCCATCGATTCTCATCTTATTTTCTAATTTTATCTGACAATCAAAACAATGATTGTACAGAGCCCAAGTTTTGTTGTCCATTCTATGTTTCATAACCTTTTCACACTTAGGACAGAACCAAGGCATTCGAGCTTCCTTCATTATATCAGATAATCTGTCTATTTGGTCACCTGATTTCTGTTTTTTTCCCGTATAACCTACTTGAATTTTTTGTTCAGGTGTTCCTCCTCTTAAAATTGATTGTAAAGCGTCATTTTGACGTTTATTCTCTTTACTATAGCCTGCCATAACTACTCCTAAAAATTTAATAACCCTAAAATTTGATTTATGGGTGCGAAAGCACCTGTAAACTTATATGTTTTACCTTTATACTTAAAAACTATTCCCTCTGATGGTACAATCGAAGATAATCCTCCGATTTTATTTAATTTGTCAACTTGATTCTTTAAAGTTTCTATTTTTTTAACATCTTTACTCTTTTTCACTACTGATATAGCATTTATCACATCTTTTCTGATACGTTGAACTGCTTTATCTGGTGATACTGATAAAAATCCACCTATATTTTTTAATATTTCAGCTCCTACATCGAAAAACAATACTTCAAAAGGTTTCATATTGTCTTTTACCCATTTTTGATGGTCATTTTTATCAAATGAGAGAGCCCAATCAAGAAATTTTTTGTTTTTAATGTCCTTTTTCATCGTAGGTATCTTATATGACTTATCAAAGAAAGCCCACCTCTTTGTTAAATTGACTAAAACTTTATTCGGTATCTTATATTTGTATTGTTTTGATGCATTGAATATAAACTCTTCCCAAAATGACTGGTGATATTTAGCTAATGTATCATTATCTTTCAGATTAAATTGTTTTTGTAATTTATTTAGTCGGTTTAGATATCCTCTTTTCTTTTTACCGAAATTTTGTACTTTTGGTACGGTTAAAAACTGAGGTTTACCTATTGTATAATTTTTTTGTACATTTTGATTTACTTGTTTAATCATACCAGCTAACATACGAGCTGAATCTTTTGGTTGACCTATTGCAGTACCACTTTCATCATACTCTAATGTACCATGAAATACTATTTCTGCCACATCATAATCAATTACATTTGCTGTTTTAGGATACATAACCTCTAAATTCATCCATCGTTTACCATTACCAAATACTTTTTCTTTTTGAGCGTCTGATAACTTACCAATAGATTTACTTAAATCTTTCATAGCAAAAACAAAAGCATTCTTTATATCACCACGACCAGCGAACTTAGATGCTACACCAGCTGTGTCCATTGCTGTTGCTCCGAAGTTTTTAAGTTGACCTTTGTTTCTAGCTGTAACCAATTTACCATTTACCCAAGAAACCATTAAGTTTTGACCATCAAGTTTCTCTGTAACATTATCTTCTCGGTTTAATTTACCACCGAGTCCATTAATAATTATCTGCTTTAAATCTGAAAATGTAAGATTTTTGTCGTCAAAAGGATGGTCCATATGTCCGTAAGCTCCTCCTTCAATTATCAATGATACTTCGTTATCTAAATTAATAATCTCTGATAAACTCTTCACATATTTTTTAGCAGCTTTCTCTCCTTTGTTTTTCGATACCCATCTAACAGCACTTTGTTTCGAAATCATTTTCTTTCGACCTCGAGGATTGGGATTCTTAACAATGTCAGGACCTTTTGTTTTCTTTTGTTTATCTAATTTTTCTTTTTTTCTTTTTTTATAAGCTCTAATTGCTCCGAAAGTGAGTCCTGCAGCCATCGTTCCTGCTTTACCTAATAGTTTTACATAAGGAGCTGTCAATCCTGTAGCACCTCCCACTGCTGTCAAAATTAAAAACTTTGTACCCATTTCACCAGCGAATAAATCACTAAACGAAACATCACCTGTAGCAGCTGCTGTTGCTGCTGCTGACAAATCTAAATCGTATTCAGGGTCACCTATAAAAGTCATCTTTGTCCAAGCATATGTTACAGCTGCTGCCGCTCCAAGTCCCATAACTCTTTTCAATTTAGGATGATTTTGTAAAAAATTATCTAATTTTTTTAATCCTTTTTCTTTCTTTTGACCGAACTTTGTTTTTGATAGTTTTTCAGCTATTTTATCTGGTACATAATTTATAATTCTTTGATAAGCCTGAAATCCTTTTTTAGCATTTTTAGTAACTTTTTCTAAACTAAAATCATTTAATTTAGCAATAGAAAAAGTATTCTTATTCATCATTGTCTTACGAATTTTATCAAGAGGTTGTTTAGCCGCTTTACTAACTTGTTTTAAGAAGTTATCAAATTTGACACCCTCTTCTAATGTCATACCTTCTGATTCTTCCAACCATAACTTTTGAGTCCACCAATCAACCGAAAAAACTTGTGATTCTTTTAAATCTGTATTTTCTGTTTCACCGTCAGCTCCCGGTAATGGAGGTGCATCTGTATGTACCCCTTTATCATCTAATCCCATCCACTTTACTACTTCATAACCAACATTTCGTAACACTACGTTATTTATGTGTTGTTCGTATTTCGAGTTATCTGAGAAAGATACAGCGGGCACTATCGAGTACTTTAGTGTATAATCATAACTAGGACTCATAGCGTTAGGACTTAAAATATAATCGATAATTTCCCAACCAGTGTCTTGATACATTGAATCAATCCATTTTTTACTTTCGACTTCATAATCATTGAATCCTTTATAAAAAATAGGAGGTCCGTCGTCAACAGGTGAACCTATGGTAAGACTACTTTCTTTTATTATATCTTGTATATTATTTTTAGAAAGAAAATTATCAAAAGACTCAAATAACTTTTTAAATTTATTAGTCATCATATTATAGATTCCCTGGTCAAAATATCCAAAAGATGTTTTAAATAATTTTTTTCTATTTTTTTCATAATCAGGTGAACCAAGTAATTGTCTCATTACGGTTCCACTCACTTCTTTACCCCCGACTTTAACTGAAACGTGTGGTGCTGTAAGAATATATCCACGTTCTCTATATCCAACCATATTCTTTTTATTCTTTTTATAATCATCAAAGTATGCTCCAGCCTTTAATCTATTAGCATCTTTCTTACCAAAAATATAAATTACTGCAGTTGTTTTTTCATCAAATTTCTTTAAAGTATTTTTAGCTTGATATGGAGACGTTTCCATAATGATTTTATTTTTAGGTATACCCATTTTAACCATATGACGAACTTTTTCTGCAAAGTTCATTGGGTGTCTTGGTAAAGATTTTAGATTAGATGTAACGATATATGCATCGTCAACTTGGGTTTTTAACCACTCGTAGGTTTTTTTGTGATGAGGACCAAATGGTTGAAATCTACCACCATAGATACCAACTACTTTTTTGATTTTAGTTCTGTCTTCTTTTACTGGTTCGTATCCTTTTGTCTTTTTGTCTTTTTCTTTTTGCCATCCTCCTTTTTCTTTATAATCATCATCAAAATCGTATGTGTCTGGTTCTGATAATCTTCCCATCTTATCAGCTGCCATTGAATATTTATGATGTCGAGAAAAATCTTTACCAGCATCTGTTTCTGGTTTATTTTTTAATTTTTTATATTTATCTGTAACTTTTTTTGGTAACGCTTCATCTACTTTTTTATAACCACTACCATAAGGAACTGAACTATGTCCTTTACGTTTCATCTTTTTTACACCTTTACGACTCGGTGATGGAATATCTTCTGTTGTTCTCAAACTTCTATTTATTTTTTTATGTAGTCTTTTCATTTTTTTACGTTGTCCAAGACTTGTAGGTATCCAATCAGGTCCAAACGTGTAGTCATCCGTACCTACAACTTTTTTGTTTGAACCTAAACCTTGTTCGTTTTTCTTTTTTGTCTTCTTTTTCATTTGATTGATATATCTACGATAGACAGCAGCTTGAGATGTTTTACCCATTTCTCGTGCTCTTTGTTCCATAGCGACAGCCGCTTGAATCTTATGAGCGTGTGAACGACCACTATTTTTAATTTTACTGACTGATGCCTGAGCATCTTTAACGGTAGCAAACTTTAAACCTTTTATTGTGCCTTTTGGATTTTCATCTGTATATAAATCTGAATGTGATTTAGAACCTCTATGTTGACCTTTTTTTCTTGGAACTCTAG